CCCACCACTTACTTCACCTGTTAACGACCCAGCATCACCAGGCGAAGAAGTAAACAATGCAAGATAGACTGCTGCTGGTTGGGAAAAGGCAGCTTTGCCGATGCTCTCATCGCCAAGAGCCTTACGCAGATAAGATGTCATCGGCATGGTTAAGCTCGCTGACTGCGAGCCGCAAACCGCGACTCACGATTGAGGGAACGTGTCTGCCCAAGAGTAGCCATCGTGTTTGTTTCAATCGCTGCATTACCTCTCTCTTCAATCTCCGCGATCTTAGCCAAGATCATTTCGATACGAGACAGAGCGTTGTCACTGCCCGGGAAGACCCCGGTCGCATTGAGCTGTGCCAGCCCAGCATAATTAGACTTGGCCACAGATCTATTGACAACGAACTCACCGGGCGAGAGCCAACCGGGAACAATATCAGTCCCAATCGGTCCACCACCTGCACGACGGAACGGTATAACATTCCCAACCGGTCCATCAGGCACAACACCACCACCTTGCAGATTAAAGTTGATCGAGCCGCTGGGCGCGAACATATGCGAGGTGTGCGAATTGATTGAACTAAACAACGCCTGGAAATTCGGGGTATCAGCAACACGGTTATCAATCGAAGTAAGATGGTTCTCACTCGACAGCAAAATTCCAGTATTAGATTGAATGACACTCAAAGTAGAATTTGCCGTATTATTCAAATTCTGAATCGCAGTCAAAAGTGAATTCGTACTAGAGACCAAACTATTTGTAGACGTGATAAGATTGTTAGTAGACGTCGCTAAATTGTTTGCGCTCGTTGACAATGTATTTGCAGAAGTCAACAAATTCGCCTGAGTTGTAGCTTCCGCACTTTGCGTTGTAGTCTGCGAATTAACGGCACCAGTTGTCCCACCAACTGCACTCGTCGTCGCCTGAATAGCAGGAGTGACAGTATTCACCAACGCTTGAACAACGGGGTCAGTCGAGCCACTCACAGCTGGCAAGTTAGTCAGCTGCTGAGCAATGGTTCCTACCAGTGTCTGATAGCTGGTTGAAGACCCAAAGAACGCTAGACCGGCTTGCCGCAAATCCTCAGCGAACTTAGTGATCGTCTCAAGAGCGTCTACGTTCCCACCCTGTGCAAGAGTCAGCTGGGCATTGTAAGCCGATTGAGCCTGCTGCAAGCGGTCGAAAGGTGAAAGAGAACTCTGCGCCCCGGCGAAAAGCGAATTGACATAGGTCGCAATATCCCGCGCAATATTCGTAATCTGATTGGCGCGCTCCTGTTCCAGCTGAAGCGCCTTTTGATTGAAGTCCTCGATCACATTCAAACGTTCCGCAGCGAGAACCTGATCGAGCTGAATGATATTCTCACCGCCTGCTTCCAGCTCTGCTTCACGCTCGCGCTGTGCTTTACGATCGAAGAGAGTCAATGCACCTTCGAGCGTAGTGGCGTCGGTCGTAGCAGCAAGCATACGATCGTCGAGGCTCTCGGATGCTTTACGCAGCTCATCGACTGAGCGTTTCGCTACTGTGGCTGCATCTGAGAATTCAGTTACCAATCCGTTCAATTCGGGGAACGTATCAAGTAGGAGTTTGAAACTATCACCCACGAGCTTTTGCTGATTGACAACCTGCTGCGCCTGCGCCTGCAAAAACTGGGTTGTCAAACCAGAGTCAGCACCGATATTCCTGGCATCCTTAACCGTGTCAAAGATGCTCTGAATCTCGTTTAGAAATCCTCGACCAGCTGCGCTATTAATTCCAGCCTGCAGCGACTGGTTCATCTTGTCGATTGTATTTACGCGGAAATTCTCAAACTGTTTTCCAGCTTCATTAATAGCATCTGACGCGGCCTGGAATGCTGCCACAGCTTGAGGGATTGGCAGTGTTCCTTGTTGAAAACCAACAATAGCAAGGGTCTGCTGTACGTGAGCAGCTGCAATAGCTTGATCACGCAAATGTTCAGCATCTTGAATCGCTTTGGTAGATCCACTCGCAGTGTTATTCAATTCTTTTAACTGGTCTACAAATCCCTGCGTTGATTGGGTTGCCTGATCTAATTTCTGAACCATCTCTTGCTGGGCTTGCAACGCTTTCTGCTGTGCCTCTTCGTTTCCACCACCGAAGATTAGAGATCCAATAGACGCAACAGCCGCAACTGTGCCGCTAATAGCAGCAGCACCTAGATCGCCCTTAAGCAGATTATTTATCGTAGAACTTGTTGCGGTAGATGCAATTGCCTTCAATGAATTATGCAAGGCATCTGCGGCGTTCTGCCCATTAAGAAAAGCTTGCGCCATATTTGAACCGAGTTCAGATATGGCATCCCGCGCAGCCTTAACAGCGGGCGTCAATAAGAAGACAGCTTTATCGAAATCTTGTTGTGAAATTGTAGTGTCAGCAAGTTTAACTCTCAACTCATCAACTGCAGCCGAGAATTTTTCCGCTTCAGTCGCGGCATCGCCAAGGGCACCAACTCTCGCGCTTGAACGCCGTGCTATCTCTGTTAGTCGAGCGATCTCAACGAGCTGATCTTTCTGCTTGCCAAGCGAAATTCCATTCTTAGCTTCGATCTCATTCAACTCCTGACGTTTGGCTGTTACAATTTGAGAAACAGTAGCGAGGTTGCCAAGGAGCTGTACACGCAATAACTCTTTCTGAACCAACTCAGCGGATTCTGTATTAGTCTTCGCTACATTATTAGCAATGTCTTGAGTATATTTTACAATCGTTCGCCCGTTTTCAACTGTAGTGATCCCCGGCCCTTTATTGCCGAAAATACTTCGTCCGAAATCCGTCGCATCTGTCCCACTTATAGTCTGCTGCCCGAGACCGAGCTGAAGAGAACGATTACCCTGAAATCGCAAAGCTTGCTCATCAGTGAAACCACGCAGCCCAGTTAATATTTTTGTTTGCAGTGCCGTTCCGAGTTCAGCGGCTCGCTCGATTAGAGACTTAATCCCTTGAAAGGCTGAATTAACGGCATCTTGAGCGTTCCGCTTAAAGCGATCCCAAGCCTTTGCCCAAGCCTCATCAAAAGTTTCTGCGCTCTTACCGAGTTCATTAGAGCGTTTGTTAGTATCGACTAAAGTCTGAAGCTGTTTCTCAAGCTCCTGACGATTCTGCGATAGTGCTTTCACCACATTCAGCGTGGCAGGCAATCCGGCATCCTGCAGAATTACGAGCTTCTGCTGCGTGCTACGGGCTCGTTCCAACAGATCGACAACGTTTAAGACGTCTTGAACTAAATCACCAGCACTCTGCCCATTCCGGCGAAACAGTTCAGCCAGACTTCCCAAGCCTTGCTGGGCCTTCTCAACATTAGGCGCGAACTGCTCAATCGCCTTCGTGAACTCGTCAAATGAAAGATGCGGCACTGTCAGCTGCTGAAGAGCCCGCAACTTATCTATCGGGGCATCCACAGTTTGCGAGAGCTTACTAAGAGCCTTCTCAGTGTTGACCAGACTAATTCCAATGGCCACGACTGCCGCGGTAACTGCTACTCCAACACCAACCATAGCCCTAAAGGGTGTGATCAATGCTAAGAGTTCACGCCCGAAGCTGCGGCCATTAGCAGATGCTGTCGCAAACACGTCGGCAATCTGCGTGCCTTGTTGAATTGCGACCGTGAATAACGATTGCCCACTCGCCAGACCAACACCGACGTCCTGTAATTGGCGGGACAAGTTCAACAGTTCATAACGAGACTGCTTGGTAGCATTGCCATAAGCATTCACAGCAGGCGTAAGCGTATTATGCTTCTGAATAGCAGCCTGCATAATAGCTGCGGACTGCTGTTGCGTAATCAATCCTTGGTTCAGGGCCGCAGTAAGTGTCTTCTGAACATTCGCTAGAGCTTGCTGGGCTCGATACGCTTGATCGTATTGCGACTGCAATTTATTTAATGCGGCTGCGGTAGAAAGAGTAGCTTTTGCCTGCTGCTCAGTAGCAATAGTAACGTCTTCAGTCGTTCCAAGAAATTTACGTAGCTCTGCCTCAGCTTGAGCTACTCCTTCCGTCGTACCACGGAGGGTCAATGTCTTGATGACGTTGAGAGTAGTAGCCATTATTTCTTCTTTTTCTTAACCTTATCGCTTCGATTAGCTCTTTCTCGCAAACGATCAAACAGAAGATGCTGGCTCTCAACATCAGAGACAGGAACCAGTTCTTTATCGTCTTTTGACTTGTTCACCATTGAGAGATATTCAGCGTCCATTGCTCCGAGGATCGACAGGAAGAAATCAAACTCGTCACGGCTAGTGATATTGTATTCGTCAGCATAGCGACGAATAGAAGAGTATGGGATTGGCCCAACACCCATCCCAATAGATCGATCGCTGCTTAGACGATTGAAAGCAATCCAATAGAACTGCGCACCGTCCTCAACTTCAGGCTGATCGTAAAACTGAGGTGGCGGCTCTTTGCCTTCTTCAATCAGAGCTAACCAGTACCGGACTTGCGCTCCCCATCTGTGGTTCCAGCGGAGAGCTTCGGTAAGTTTCCCAAGAGTTCCTTCTGGTCATCTGACGTTTGTTCAGCGACAACTGTCGCAGCCCAAACAACTGCGTCTCGGAACTTTCGGTACTCGGGATCGAACAGGAGCTTATGAGCCAAGTCCTTGCTGTAAGGAATTGGCTTTCCATTTTCGTCTTCCAGCCCATCCCAATCCAGCAAACAAGCACTATGAAGACAGGTCGATTGGATCCGATCCTGCTCATCAACATCCATTCGTCCAACCCTCTTCTTCCGAGGGATGGCTTCGATCAACTTAGCTTGAAGACGACGCCAATCTGAATTGTTAACACCACGGACAAGCACCTTGATGCCTTCCAATTCAGGAATATCCCCGACCCAGGCACCCTTCTCTTGGCGCTCTGAGTCGAGGACGAGTTCGCTCAGCTTCATGGCAGTACCTCCTTCTGAATGTAGCCGAGATTACGCCGACACGGACGGTGCGGTGTACAACTGGCTGTTGACGAGCACGTTGTAGTTATTCCTGACAACGTTGTCGTTCGTGCCGATATTCTTTCGGCGCGAGGATACGAGGCCGCGGAAATAAATTTCCGTGTTCGTGAACGGCGTACCAGGTGAGTCAGGCAGCGTAACCCGAAACACATAGTTCAGGTTCGTTTGCTGCGCCAACTCCAGAGCTTGCTGACCGGCATCGAACGGATCATGCGCGCAAACGAGCGCCATGGTTCCGGCGTCTGCCGCACCCTTCGCGTGCCGAACGCGCGAGTCACCGATAGCAGAGAAGGTGACGTCGTTATTCTGGTCACCAAACTCTCCTACCGATTCAATCAAGCCAATTGCAGTCCATCCTGAGACAGCCTGCATTTCCGCAAGCGTGTCGAATGCGGTATCAGGAGTGGCCGCAGGGCCGATGTAGACGACTGTACCCGATGCAGTAATAATTGCCATGGGTCAATACTCCATGAGTGCTGTTGCCCCCACAGCGATGATCGATACACCTTAGAGTGGGCTGCTCTAAGGAATGAGAAAGGACGATGCGTCTAGTCCCACGTCACCACAGGACCACTCTCACCGCAGCGGATGAAAGCAGACAACGCGCACCGTCCTATTAGACTGCAGGTGAAGTGAACTGATATCGATATGGGACAATGATTGCGTAACTAATCCAATCACCGTCTTCGATATTGTCGTCAATGACTGGGCCGTTTGGCTCAAAGCATTGAACGCCACTAAATGTGACTTCTCGGAAGAGTGCAGCAAGCTGGTCAGACCAAGTCAGACCTTGCGCCAGGCCGATGCCGCGACGAACGTTCAGAACAAATCGAATTGCCCCCTCTTCCCAGAAGATCCGGTTGAGAACGGGCTTAACACCATTGACCACAGGATATTGATGCACCAGAAAGGCATCAAGATCAGGAGGATTGGCGACAGTATCATAATCGACCACCACTGTTTGATTCCAATGTGCCACCAATCGAGCCTGTACTGCATCAGCAACGGCTTTGGTTGGCATCAGCTGCTATTCCTAACAAACTTAGTCACACCATTGAGGCTCTCAAAGCGAGTGTGATTCTTCTTTTCCATCTTCATCAGCTGCGCCTCAAGCTGAACGTCTAGTTTCATATCCACTAGAGTTAAGGCTACAGTCGAGCCATTCGCTGGAATCATATTAAATTCAAGCCCTGCAATATGATTGGTGATGTCGATACCGTCCAACTCGATCTTATCATCCTTAATTCTCAGACGCATCAGACTCTTCCTCGAACTATGATTGCGGGATTTCGATCAGACGATTTATTTCCAGCTTTACCGCCCACGATCTTCGCCCCGACAAATGTTCGATAACTAAAAGAGATCTTCGCTATATTGCGAAATTTTCGCTGAGCCAAAACAGCTACGACCTGATACACACCATCAGGAGCTTGAGACGATGATCCCCGCTCGATCTTACGAGCATAAGGCACCGCATTCACAAACACGTATTCGCTGGCTGCAGGAACTGATATTTCAGGATCACTAACTTGAGCCCCATCAGCAAATAGCAAATGCGATGCGCGATATTTTCCAGTCAGAACTGGAGAATGTATCTTCAGCTGGTCATCAATATAAGCAAGAGCTTCATCAACAAGAGCAAAGTCAGCAACAATAACACCGCTGGGGCGTACTGATTCAAGCGCCGCACCTTTTGTACCATCCACATAAATATCAACAGCAGGTGTATATCCCAATGCGGCGCGGTTGGTTGCCTTAGCAGCCTCGATCTCGCCCCT